ACATTCATTACCTTATTTGGTGTTCTTACCAAATCTGCTACTGAGTCTGAGTATATGTCAGTAGTTTCAGGGTCTTCTACCCATACTGTAAACGGCCAGAAATCAACACCTATTAAGTCTTTAAGTGTATCATTAGACAGTTCTACTTGGTTATCTGCATACACAACAACTCGCCTTTCCCATTCTTTCTTATCAGAGTTCCATACTTGTGTGTAATGTTCTGTAAGATTTACAAGTCTATCCCCCCCTGCAATCAAAGCAAAGTCAGAATGTTCTACACCCATAGATTCTAACCTTTCCATCTTCTTTTCAAAGATTTTCTTATTTTCTTCACTCTGTGTAAGTCCTGGTGTTGAATCAAGCCATCTCTTTAGCTCATTCTTACCCTCTGTTGTGTATCTATCATCAGCTAATATCTCTTGTATAGTCCTAAATATGTTTTGCTGGACTACATACCGTGCTGATTCTATATCCCCTACATTCATCAACGGGTCAAAGGTAATATCATAGACATCGAGTGTGTCTATATCTATTCCTTGATTAGATATATTAAGTTTCTTTGTACTTATCCCATAAAGCAATACATTCTTCTTATCTATCACATCTGTGAGTTCTAGTTTGTTTTCTCTAAAGTTAGCATCCCACATCTCTTGGAATAGTATTTCTTTGTCTTCATCTCCTCCTTGTTCTTGCCATTCTATGTTTGGTGCATCATCTATCTTAGATAGAAGAGTTTTAATTGTCTCTTTCATCAACGGGATATTAACCGCTTGACGTTGTGTTAAGCGATTTGTCTTTATTTTATTACGATACAGTTCATAGTTATCTTTCCAATCCTCATGTTTACGTTCTTGTAACTCAGTTGAGGCTGTCTTCTCTGCTATAAGACGTTCCATTAATGTATCTGTAACTAAATCTGGTGTTTCATCTGGCATATTATATAAAATAAGAGCGAAGTCTGGTTAAAGACTCCGCCCTTTGGGGGTTAGGATATTATTAAATTAAGTGTACTATGTTAGATTTGGTTGTCAAGTGGTTTTGCAGGATTACCGACAACAGTCGTACAACTCTTAACGTTCTTTGTTACTACTGCACCTGCGCCAACAACACAACCTTTTCTTAAAGTGACTCCTGGTAATATTGTAGCATTAGCTCCTATAATCACATCATCCTCCACAATTATCGGTCTCCACTCTTTACCTTTAGATGGCGGATGTTTGTCATTTGTAAAGCAAACATGTGGTCCTATGAATACATTATCACCTATTGTAACTCCATTCGGAATAAACACAAACTCCTGATAGTTTACATTCTTTCCCATTACTACCTCGTCTCCTATGAATACAAACTTTCTTTCATTCATTTTTTCTTCCTCCTAAAAGCCCAATAGTCTAATTGAACACCTTGGAACGTACCACTCTGGTCAAAGTGTAACACAGCTTTACCGTTCTGTAAATCAAATGCACCAGAACCAATAAGAGCAGTTATTATCTCTTGATATTTAAAGGCGTTAGTCTCTCCTTTATCTGGTACATCTATTTCTATTATCATATTCCTAGTTCATTATAATAAGGGTTAACTGGTGCTGATTGTGATGGCATCTTGAAGTTCGGCTGTTTGAGTACTGAAGATAGCCCATATCTTATTGCATCCATAGAGTGATTGAAGATATCTTCTGGCACATTAGGACTTATAAAGTTATCGTCCTTATCTTTCTTCCACATGTAGTTACGATACTCTTTGATTGTGTTAGTCGACCTTTTGGTTATAGATATCTTCTGGTCTTGTACTACCTGTATACCATTTCTTACTGAGTCAGCTCCTTTCTCTGCTCCTATTATATTAACACCATAACCTCTTATCTCATCAATACTCTTAGGCTCTGCACTGTCAGCTATTACTAGTGTATCTTGCTCTTGGTTATTTATTGTATCGGCTATTTGCTTATTCAGCATTCCTTTTCTATAAAGAACTTCATCTAATATGTAACCACCATCATACTTATAGATATCTATCAAAGCTGTAGGGTCATTTGAATAGCCAAAGTCCATACCTCTACGTTCTAGTCTGGCATGTTTAGGTATCTCATCTATTATATTCCAACCTTTGTATATTTTACCCTCTACTTCTCCTAGCTGTCCTTCACCATATACTTTCCACCAAGACTTCTTCTCTTTACGCTGTTCAATAGAATCTACAATCTCTTTACTAAGAGCTTCATTGTCTAAGTATGTAAGGATTATAAGCTCTGTGTCATCTCTACTTTTAACTTCTTCATAGAACCAGAACTCATTGGTTGGATTCCAGTCTAGGTATATAAAGTCTTTAGTTCTGACCTCTAATTGGTCAAAGGCTTCATAAGGTATGTTGTTAGCCTCGTTGATGAATAGTCTATCACGTCTTGGTCCTCTTACTTTACTGGGTTGGTCTACTGAAAAGAACTCTATTTTACTTCCTGTTTCAAATGTATATGTATAGTCTGACTTATTCCATCTCTTGTCTACAAAGTAACCATGCTCTTGCATTATCATTAAGAAGTCTCTCATAACACCTCTCTTTAAATGAGGAAAAGACTCAGAAACTATAGATGTTAATGTTGGTTTCTTATCACTTTGTGCTAGAGCTATGAGCCATAGAACTATACTTACTGTCTTACTTGCTGATGTTCCACCTTGTACTGCTCTAATCCTCTTGCTCAATTGTGATATCTTTGTTGTCGCTTGAGTCTTTTGGTACATCTAGTATTGGTTTAGGTACTATTAATTCCATATCTACTGTTTGTTCTGGTTTACCATCTAACATTTCCCATAAGAGTTTACGCATTACAGGTTGTTCATTCTCCATGTAAAACTTAACAAGTTCTTCTAACTTCTCTGGGTTGTTTTCTAAATGCTTTCTTATCTTATCTTTTATACTTATAGAACCTTTGGGTCTACCACTAGCATTCCCTGTCCATTCTGCTCCTGATTTGAATTTTGTATCTTTTTTCTCCATATAATCAGTTATTTATCAGTTGTAAGTGGTTACTTCTTCTTTTTACCTTTCTTTTTACAAGCCATGATTATAGTGTTCTAATATAATTACTTAACATACCCTCTAACTCTCTCATTGAAGCTATTTGGTCTACTATACCTGTGTGTCCATCAGGATATTGCTGACAAGGTTTACATCCATTTACTTCTAAGTCTAGTGCCTTGATTTGATTTAATAGTCTTTCAGCGTCTTTTGTTGCTATCACCTTTTTATCTTCTAAGTTAGCTTTTTCTGCTTTGTCCTTTTCAGTCTTTAAACTTTCTTCCACAGTAGCTACTCTTGATTTCATATAATCGTATTCCTTTCTTACATCTTCTCTTATTTGATTTGTCTTTTCTACTTTAAACTCTAAATCCCAACGCATTCTTTCTGTACCTCTTAGTTTCTGCTTGTAGTGCGCTTTCTTTGATATGTTCCTAGTAGTGAGTCTTAGTCTTATTATCTCTACTACTGCTATGACGAGTAGCAACGCCATTATTGTGTATAGTATTATCATGTTTAATATTTAGATTTTTGACCTAGAATAAAGTAACCATAATCTTTTTGAGGATTTCCCCCTGGCCACATCTTCTCAGTCATTTTAATGAACTCTAAGTTATAGAATCCATGCTTTGTTAATAATTTCTTGTAGTTATGAGCATGGTAACCTGAAGTTAATCTTAGTCTCATTCTACCATACCAACTCTCACTGTGCAACTCAGAAAATAGTACATACTTACGAGTCACACGCTTTATCTCTTTAATTGCTTTGTTAGGATTTGATACATAAATCAAAGCCATATCTGATAGTACAACATCAGTTGAATTGTCTGACATCATAATATCTTCTACCGAGCCGACCTTTAAAAATGCACCCTGAAATGTCTTCTTAGCTAAATCTATTGCATCTTCACTTATATCTATACCACCTACCTGCTTACCTTGAAAGTTCTTAACTATGTTTAATAAGTTAGGACCACTAGCACAACCGACCTCTAGTAGTGACATCCAAGGGAAACGAGTGAGCAAGATAGATAAGAATTGCCTGTGAGGATGATTCCAAGAGCTAAGATAGTCTTTATCCCAATCCATAATCCTGTTCTGCCAATACTGTGTATGCTTTTTTGTGGTCTTAAACCAATTACGAACGAATGAAATCATATAGTTTTGCATAAAAGCGTTCCCCTAATAAATAACGTAGTTTCTTCTGCCAGTTGTGGGGAAGTTTTCTCATTACTGTCTTGCGAATACTTGTGTTAAGTTTCAATAGTCCAGTATCCTCTAATCCAAAGAAATGTTTTGTCCCCTCTCCAACTTTCTCACCTGTGAATGGATGTTTAAATATGGTTGAGATATTCTCCCCGTGAGTTCCGACTATAAAACCTCTTTCTAGAAAATACTGTCCATTAAGATAATCTTTGACATACTCGTGTGATTTGTATGGTCCTGTGTATTCTAAGTGTTTAAGTGGGTGGTGCATACCAAATGTCTCCTTAGTAAACTTAATTGTATAGAATGGGGGAGTTGTTGTTGGATTCCATTCTCTAATCTCACCAGTTTTATAATCCATTACATAACCACTCTTATATCCTACAAATTGAACAGTATCATCTTTCAATGCCTCCTGTATTCTAGCTACTGCACTTGTGTTGTAACAATCGTCACTAGGCTGTATCGTCATAAGCACTGTATCGCTATCATTCATCACATTAAGTAAATCACCCATAGAACCATGTATAGCATCTATCAGTCTTTCTCTTGCTATCTCGTCAGAATACTTATCATCCCAGAAACAGACACCAGAATAAGTAAATACGACCTTTTCAAACCTTTCGTCTAAATACCGCTTAAACTCGTCAATAATCCCCTCTCCCCTATCGCTATGACGCCACGAAATCCACAGAATGAAGTCTTTATTGGTCTGTGCCAGTAGGGAAGGGGAGACAAACTGCTTGAATATCTTAATCCTATTCTTGAGCCATCTCTTACCTCTATGTCCGTTATATAGTCCCAATCCTGTGAAAGGACAGTACATAAAATGATTTACTTTTTCTGATTCCATAAGTATTTATTTAAAGTATTTAAGTAATAAGTCCTCCCTAATTCATTTGGTTTTGTCTTAAGTCTTAACCTGTTTAGTATCTGCACCAAGTGCTTAAGGTTTCTAAAGCCATCTATGTGTTTATATTTGAAACTCTCAAAGGTTATAGGATATTGACCCCATAGTACACTCTTGGCTAATACCTCAGAGAAACCATCAAAGGCACACAACCTAAGACCTGACTGCATTTTCTTTATCTCTTCATTCATTTGCTCTTTGGGTACTCGACCATGCACAAATACATTTGAGTGTTTAGTTTTCCATTCTACTGTGTTGCCGTATAAATGAAAGTCTATTTGGCACTGGTCTGCTATCTGTTCTACAATATCCCAGCCATAAAGTTGAAAGTTATCTCCACTAACACTTAGATATACTTGAGGTCTTTCTGATGGTTTATATTCTATTTTATAATCATCTACATTACCCATAAAAGACGGACATACCTTAGCTGTTATTCCCATCTCTAATAATGCTTGATACTCAACCTCATTCTCTACCCAGTTATCACAGTTCTTGTCTATCCATTGTGCTAGTGGTGTTGAGTCTATTCTTATATTACCTGCGTCATCTAGGAAGTAACCATTTTGGAAGTGGCGGATATCTGAACCAGCCCAGAGAATAGCTTTATATCCTTTGTGTCGCCATAGGGTGTAGAAGTCATTGAGTCCATAAAGACCAAAGAATACTGTTGGAGCTTCAATATCTTCAATACTCCCATCTAGTAAATAATAATCTTCAGTTCCCCATACATCATCAGGAGTTCCTTCCAACTCTCCTAATGACGGGGCGATTCTATGAAACCAATAATTTTGCATAACGATATAATTTACTTACTAATCTTCTAACTTTCCTTGAATTAGGATAGTCATCATACGACCTTTTAGGATATCTCATTACTTTCTGCTCTATCCCTAGCTCTGGGTACACAGGACATTTACTTATTTCATGTAACGCTTCATCTCTTGTCATCTGTCCTGACATTATAAGAGAAGAGAGATGTGCTTTTCTTTTGTCAATTCCCCACTTCTCAAACAAATAATAGTTCTGAAACCAGTGAGTCCATACACTTTCACAATGTTTTTCCCCATAAGGTTCATATCCACACCACTCTTGAAGTTTCTTAATAGCTTCTTCTCTGTCATAAGTGTAGTAGTCAAGTAAGTTGATAGTCTTAAACTTTTTAAAGAGGCGATAGTATTGCTCTCTGAGTAGTGAGATAGTTGGTAATCCTGTTAGTTTCCTACCTATTATAGCCTTATATACACTTTTAATCCAGTATAAATCTCTTGCATCTTCACCCCAAGAAGCTGGCATTATACTTTCAGTTGCCTGATTACCACCTGATATTACATACTTGAGTTT